TACCGACTGCGCTTCGCGTCAATCTGCCGTTTGCCAAGCAACTTTTTCAGTTGCGGATTGAGCCGGACCCAGGTTGCCGTCGACATCTTGCCGGGCCGTGAGACTTCGCCTGTTGGCTCCGATGTTTCGAGGTCGGGATTCACCTCGTCCGCCAGATTCCCATAGCAGCGTTTCAGGGTTTCAAGTGTCACCGGCCAGCGCGCGATCACGCACTCGTCGTCCTGTATCTTATTCCCGGCGCCAATCGTCATGACGTTCAGCGGGCCCAGGGGCATGAACTCGCAATCTCCGAGCCCATTGTTCATCGCCGAGTTCCACTGAAGTTTGCAGTAACCGGTGTGGAGCAACGCCCACATCACAGACTGGGTGAGCTCCATTTCGAAATCCGTCATCCGCGCCCACAGGCCGATCATTTCGTTGAGCAGGTCTTGAAGCTCAACAAACTCTTTTTCGTCCTGATGGAATTTGACTTGGAAGTCCGGCTCGATGTCGGTGAGGAGCCCGGCCATTTCGATGAACTGGCGGAAGAGGCGGTTGACGGTGGGGCGTGACCGGCCGTAGCGGGATTTGGCATTCCACTGCTGGCCTGAGATGTAATCGATGAGCCGGGAGGTTAGCCGGATCTCGCGGGAGTCGGCAAGTTCCCGCTCCGCTTCGTCGTAAACCGAGTCGGCCCAGGCAAGGACTTCTTGCTCCAACCGTGCTTCCGGAGATTCTGTGCGCTCGGCCATCGGCTAGGAGTCTACCTGAAAGTACAACATTTTACGCCGGTTCGCGGCGGCAAATTTCAATTCTCTGTTGTGTGGTGATGGGGACACTTGTGATGATAACCAATCCTGCAACTGCATTCTGGATTGGCATAGAGGTCCAAAATTCTCTCTTCGTGGGCGACTTGACTTGCCACGATTCCACTCTTGTAAGCCTCGCTTGCGTTCAAAATTCCGTGCGCAACCATGTTTCGGTAGTAATAGTTTCCGCTGGAATTGCGAATACCACCTTTCACCATGAGGCACCACTGCGCAACACAATCTAGTTGATTTTGTAATTCCCTAAAGCCGGTGAAGTGCTTCCACAATACTTCGCCGGGACCATTACCTTGAAAGTAATGCCACCAATCCGTCTGCTTCGCCGTCTTCCAGAATCTGCGCAACCTGTCCAGCATTTCGCTGAACCAGCCAACCTCAACCTCTTCGCCGTCTCTGTAAATTACGTAAGTTCCCATCGAGTCCTCCTTAAGCGGATTGTAGGGCGCTGGCAAACCGCGCTTCCCACTCGTTGACCTTGGCGACCAAATCCTCATTTTGCGAGGTCAGGTCCGCGTTGAGTTTGGCTGTCGCGACCATCTCCTGACCGTTGCGGATGCCCAACTTGCGGAGTTCGGCGGCTTGCTGCCCGTCGATGATGACCGGCTGCCCGGCCATGCAACAGCGGATAATCGAAGCGATGGTCGGGTGAAACTGCTCGCCGAGCGCATCTTTAGCGCGCATCAGAACTTCGTTGTTCACCCAAATTTCCACCTTGACGTCATTCGTCCCGGGCACAAAGCGGACCTCCGTCTTAATCATGTCCGGCTTCATCGACCAGAATTGCGCGTGCGACATCCGGTGACCCATCAGGCAGAAGCAGTCCACATTGTCGCGGGTCGCGACGACATTTGATACGCCGTTGTTCCGGCACATCGGGCAGTACGCGCCTGTCATGTTGTTGCCAACGATTTGCGGGTTAGCCATTGGACACCTCGCTCGCGAGCGCCGCGTCGATCAATTGAATGCGCGCGTCTGTGATTGTCGATGGCGACATGATGACGCCGTTTTTTACGGAGCGCCTGCCTATATAGCCGCTTTTGATCTTCCATCCGCGCTGTTTTAGGATTTCAGCTGCCATCCAACGAATATGCCGCTCGGACGGCAAGGTGTCTACGTTGTTGTCTAACAGCGCGAGGAGCAGTTGCTTATCTGTTGGGCCTTTATACCTCACCGCCGCTCGCGCTTCGTCTGTCATTACAATCAGTTTTTTCTTCATCCTCGTCTCCTTTACCAGTCGTCACCAAATTCCGCGCCTTGCGGATTGAAGTTTTTCATCGCACTGCGGTATGCCCAAACAACGTCAGGTGTGATTTCAGTAGAATGCAAGCCGTGCCGGTTGTGCAAGTCAAATTCTGCGCCCGCCTGATCGAAGATGGGGCTATAAAGTGTGTTGGCTTGACACACCAGTATCGGCTGCACGCGCCAGCCAGCCTTGCCCAAAATCATCTTCTCGGCTTCGCCCGGCGTGTTGTACTGGCCGCGCTGCCGCATCAAGTTGTCGTAGACGCCGTAAACGTGGAGCTCTCCGGTCTGCCGCGTGTGCTCGACTTCCACGGTGGTTTTCAGGTGCTTCGTGGTTTCGCGCAGGCAGTAAAGGCCGATCATTCCAGACATGACTTGATCGTCTTCGTTTCCCTGGCCCTCTGAACGTCCGCCTGTTTCCATCGAAGCAAAGTCGATCATTTCGTCGAGCATGTCAGCGTCGCGAATCACAACCGTATGGTCGAGCAGCGCCTCGTTCATGCAGCCGATGATTTCGTCGCGGGTCTTGGAGTTGGTAAACCAGTGCAGGTAGTTGGTCGCCTGGTTGACGATCTTATCTTTCCACTGCGGGCGGTAGAGGTTCGGGTAGTCCATGTCCCGAACTTCGTTAGCTGTGGTGATGCCGTCTTTCGCATACTCAATTGCTATCTCACAGCCGTTGTAGAAAAATCCGATGGCGCACAGAACCTTGGCGAAGGCCTTCGGCGGAATCCAGCCTAGCCATGTCGCAACTATCGTGTCCGGCTCCATGCCGATTCCAGCACGATACACCGTAGCCGATGAGTAATTCCCGCCGTTTCCAAGCGCAACGTCGGCAGAACAATTATGGGTTGCGATCATTCCAGCGCAATATGTATGAGTGGTTGTCTCAAAATTATTGACAAATCCCTCATATTGCGAAAGAGCAACTTTGTGAACTTTTGCGTGCACGTAATCTCCATCATTATGGTTATATATTTTTTGAGGATCATGACGATACCCGGTATCCTCGATTTTCCATTCAAGCAACAGACTTCTAGTGTCTGAGAAATTTACACATATCTCATAGGTTTTTCTTGTTGCATGAGCTTTTTTACTAGGAAAAACAGTGACACCGGCCTCACGCAATATTCCGCCCGCCCCCATATATCCGAGGTGAAAAATAATATCCTGAATACCCGCAAGTAGATTCCTCGACACAGACACGAATGAGATTTTCTTTCGTAGGGGCCTATTGCTTTTCCCTTTCTTGTTTACATTGACAACTCCACCATCAGCTAAAAAATATCCCTGAAGCAATGCGCTTAGGTGTTCGCGCGGCAAACGCTTTACCCACTCTGGAATAGTTTTGTTCCATGCTCTATCGCCAAAGTTGTCGTGTAAAAATCTTGCCCACTGAACTGATGACCATGACACTTTCCAAGTTGATTGATCTTGAACAATGCGCGGCCTTCTGCCGGTCATCTGCTCAATTACCTTTTGTGCTTTTTCGGCAAGCCACCTTTCGGTTTTATAGTTGAAGGCCATCTCCACTGAAGCCATGTTGTCTTTTTCTCTTGCCCATCCATCGCCAAGCCATAGTCCTACAATCCACCAAAAATCTACGTTCCACAAGATTGCAGGATCAATACGAAAATCTATTCTCACGGCATCTTCTGGCCACTTATCCATCAAATCTCTGCCATTTATTATGGTGCGGTCTGGAATTGGATAATGAAGCCATTGGTTGGCTTTCACGTCTTTGGCTTTAACCCAGCGACGCTCTCCGTCGAGAGTGTCGCTGATCCAAATTGGGTGCTCGGTTGTAAAGCGAGTTGGTTCTAATGAACCATACGGTCTAATCGATACAATCTCTCCTATGTACAGGCGGCGCATTTTTTTTGTAATTTCAACCCACTGCCCGTCTTTATCTAGCAAGAGGTCATCATCAGAAACATCCTCGATGGGCTTTTCGCCATCAAAAGTCCTAATTAACTCTCCGTCTGGGAGGCAGTAGTATGTCGATTCTTTTTCCGGCCACTCCCAAACATGTAATCGCTTGCCGCCCCTCCCTGATTTGCGTCGCGGCAGAATCTCGTCGTCTTTCACTTCCGCAATGTCGTCAGTGTTGATGCGCGGCGGCTCCATCGACACCAGAGAAATCTCACCTGCCCACAATGGCTTGACTACCTTGTTCATCGACTGCCATTCAAGAGAGTCGCGGTCAAATGCGCAGAGGCCGGAGGACTGGAATGCCTCAGTCGGAGTCAGGGGATATGATTCGAGGAATCCGGCTTTGGTTCCCGAGCGCTTCGCGGCGCGCATACGGACGCGGCGGAAATTCCAGAACTCATTGGAAATCTCGAAGTGTTGTTCTTTCTTGATGCGCTCGTTGAATGCGGCCTCGTCCGGCGCCAGTTCGAAGATGCCCTTGATGGGCAGATAGTATTTCTTGACCTTGTACACGGCGATGAACACCGGGCGCATGTCGTTCTCGCCCTCTTCCGCAGCGCACCATTGCTCATAGAAAAGTCCCTGCCTACCGTAACCGGTCGATTCGAACACCTGAAAGGTATCGAGCGCGTTCATCGACGGCTTGACATCGGACTCAAACACTTCGTCATTCGGCCAACGGCTCACCTCTGAAGCGTGCAACGCCCGAAGAGTCCGGCCGATTGCAACGCCGCTGGTTTGCGTCGCCGGCGAAACCTGCAACACAGAGCCAAGGCCTGGGTCCAGCATGCGTTCCTTCTCGTCGAAGCGCTGGAACTCGATGGCCCCCTTCTTTGTCCTGTACATATATTCGGGTCGCAGCCACCACGGAAGATTGTCGTACGCGTTCAGGCTCATCTTGTAGATGTGCGCTGACGTCACATCGTTCTGCGCGATAATCATCGTGAAGCAGTGCGGTGTGGTGATGGTGCGATGGAACATGGCTGCCGCAGTCCACACCGAGATTCCTGTTTGCCGCGGTTTCAAAATGATGATTTTACAGTAGCCGTTCGCCGCCCATTCTTCCTGCATCGCCTCATACACAATTTCCTGGTGATCCCAAAATGGGTAGAGGGATTTTTGGACGCCCTGCTCTGTGGTGATGAAATGGTAGTTCTCGAGATAGTAGCGCAGGTCGAGACAGCGCTCGATTTCCGTTTCAACAAACGCCCGCGCATCTTTGTCCAGCGTCGCCCAAGACTGAGCGACATTTTGCTGGCAGCGAACATAGTGCTCTTGCAGAACTTCGATGGAGTCGTTGAGGTTCGGGTCTTTACGTGGAACTCTCATCCGGCTCCTCGCCCTCGTCTTCTTCTTCAGGCTCTTCTTCGTCCCCGCCGAAGTCTTTGAACTCCTCGGCGATCTGCTCTTCTTGCGAGACCTCGGCCTCGATGATCTCCGTTTCCTGCTCATTGAGCAAGCCGCGTGATTCGCGCTTCCTGCGGAGCACGGACTCAAAGCTCATGCCCCCGCCGCCGCCCATGCCGCTAACCGCCGTATTGAACTGCTGGTTGATAATTGCGCCCGGCTGCCGCGGCTGCATCATCTCAATCGTTGCCCGGTTTTCTGCCGCAGCTTTGAGGCGTGTGGCGTGGTCTTCGACCTGGGTGAGTTTTCCGGTTTGGCGATCGACGTGGACAACCTTCTTCGCCTTTAACGCTCCCTTGAGTGCCACGTTCACATCGTCCAGCCGCTCCATCGCTCCCTGAATCGTCTTGGCGTTGAGCAGTTGAAGGCTCCCGTGCCGGAACATGTATTCCTTGATGTAGTCGATCGAGGCCTGCACGATTTCCGGACTAGTGTTCTTCTCGCGGGCCGCGATGTCGATGACCGACATACCCTGGCCTTCGTACAGGAACCAGCGACGGAGGTCCGCGCCGGCGGGAGTCGGCAGATAGCGGCGGGATAGGTCCAGGCGCCGTGTCGTTGTGGTGAGAGCCACGGACTTTGGTGGACGGCCCCGGCCACGTTTCGCCGGACGCTCGATTTGTTGGGTCTCGGGCATGGGCTAAACCTGGGCAGGGGCTTCGGTCAGAACTTCCTCGGTGGCCACGCGATCCGCTTCATCGTCCATGCGCGCGGTGACGCTGCGCGAAAATCCAGATGGCGGGGGCCCGAACTGATTCTCCTCTGGCGCGAACTCTTCGGCGCCATACTCCGCGCCCGGCGCTTTTTCTGATTCCAAGATCATCTGCTGGAGGACGCCGATCGCTTTTTCCGCGCGCACGCAAACCTGGGTCAGCCTGACAGCCACGGTCTGCAGGGCTTCGGCGTTGATCTTGTCGATTCCGTCCTGCATTTCCTTGCGGTGCGTGGCTAGCACTTCGTTCAGCGCCTTACCCTGCGCGGTCTGCGCGGCCTCTGTCGCCTTGCGGGAATCTTCAATCACCGTCTGAATCTGCGCGCGGATCCCGTCGAACTTCGACCTCGCGCCCTCGATCAAGCCTTTGATCTCCGCCTGGTTCGCGCCAAGCAACTTTCCAGTCTCTGCGTAGACTGACTCGTTTTGCTTCTTCGCTTCGGCCAGCTCCCGCCGTAACCTGATGGCTAGCCAGATCAGAACTCCCGCCGCGGCCAGCACTGCAAAGCCAAACAGGGCGCACAACACACTGATGGCGACGATTCCGATGACGTTCATGGGGATACTGTATACCCGACCGCCACCGCTTGCAAAAAACAAATGCTGGAAATCTCTTGACTGGTACTGGACAGTCCAGTACATTTATCTGCATGTTTGCCAAAGTGTTCTTCCAAATCTTTGAATCCTCCATCTCTGATGACTACCTAGTACGTCATGTTTTCATGGACTTACTGGTTTTATCTGATGAGGATGGAGTGGTTGACAAAACCACAAAGGCGATCTCTCGAATCACCAACGTCCCGCTTGAGATTGTGGAAAATGCCATCGAAAAACTTAGCGCCCCCGACATCGACAGCCGGACCCCAGACGAAGACGGCCGAAGAATAGTGCTTATCGACAAAAACCGCAATTGGGGATGGCGGATTGTGAATTACGATAAGTACCGCAAAATCAGAGACGAAGAGGCTCGTCGCATTTCTAACCGTTCCTATAAACGCGACCAACGCGCCAGGGAAAGAAACGAAGAGGGTGACATCACGCGTAACACCGCGGCGTCACACGTAACGTCCAGTACCACATGCTGACTGTCCAGTACACTACCTGACAAAAGATGACACCTGCTGACTGTCAGCAATGTCAGCCAAGGCAGAGGCAGAGGTAGAGGCAGAGGCAGAGGCAGAGGTAGAGGGAATTCAGTGCTTTCCATTAGCAGTATCTCTTCTACCATTATCTGTGAGTAAAATAGCGAAAAATGTCGATTTACATCAAAATGCAACGATTTTGAAAGGTGGGTTGATGGAACCATACTTCCACGACAAGTGCTCTGCGATCTACCTGGGGGACTGCCGCCGGGTGATGAAAGAGTTTGAAGAAAACTCCGTCGACGCGATCGTGACCGATCCGCCATACCACCTTACGACAGGGAAGAAGGGTGGCACGGGTGAGGCTTCGGTTAATCTTGGAACCCCACAGGGCCGAGCGCGGGTAACGACTGGCTTCATGGGAATGACTTGGGATGGGGGAGACATAGCTCATAGTGTTGAACTGTGGCGCGAGTGTCTTCGCGTACTGAAACCGGGCGGTCATCTCCTCTCGTTCGGCGGCAGCCGCACCTATCACCGCATGGCGTGCGCCATCGAATATGCCGGGTTTGAAATCCGCGACCAGATCATGTGGATTTATTCCCAGGGATTTCCTAAAAGTCTCAACTTAGATAAGATGCGGGGAAGTATCTATTGTGGATGCACGGGAGATGCGCTACCATACGTCCATGACGAAACCCAACCGCAAACCGAATGTGGCTTGCATTCTATGCGGAGCGAGAATGTACCGACGCCCTTCGACTTTACGGAGAGGGGAGGGGAAGTATTGCAGTCGCCGTTGCCGGAACAAGGCTCATCCACTTCCAGACGGGAGCAATTTCCCGCCGCCCAAGTTCGGCCCATCAAATCCGTCTTGGAAGGGAGGAGTTACACTTCGGAAGCGGCACGGGAATTATGTCTCGGTTCGGTATGTGCGCTGCCCGGAATGGGCGTTGCCGATGGCTCGCAAGGACGGCTACGTGATGGAGCATCGTCTCGTGATGGCCGAATGGATCAGACGCCCCTTAATGAGGACGGAAGTGGTCCACCACAAGAATCATCGTCCATTGGAGAACGCTCGAACCAATCTCGAACTTTGGCCCGACAACCGGAGCCACAAATTAGCGGAGCATGGCCACTTTGTCATCGGTGCGGCAAACCTATGGTTGCCAAGGGCCTTGGAACGGCACTAAAACCAGCCCATGAACCTATCTGTGTAGCACGTAAACCGCTGATCGGAACCGTCGCTGCGAACGTACAGAAGTGGGGAACTGGGGCGCTGAACATTGATGGTTGCCGAGTTGAAGGGCCGATGGACGGCGTTTGGGGAAGCAGTAATAAAACCGTGAATCCCAAGCGAACATTCGTCGGATCGCCAGATGCTGCCGAGTACCGAACGGAGCCTCATCCAGAGGGCCGCTGGCCCGCCAATGTGATCTACGATGGCAGCGAGGAAGTGGTGAGCCGATTCCCGCACACATCGAGCGGTGCTAACACCGTGAAGCGTACAAGCAGCAAAGACGGGCAAGGAAATACAGGCGCAGCCTATGGCGCAGAAAGCCGCGGCGACGGAACCGAGATGATCTTTTACGGAGACAACGGTAGCGCCGCGCGGTTCTTCTATACAGCAAAGGCTGATAGGCAGGACCGCAACGAAGGTTGCGAAGGACTCGATAAAAAGCCGCTGCTATGGTCGTCAGGAACAAAGAGCCCGGGCACATTTCAAGCGGAAGGAACTGACCGCGCCGCAAAAAATAATCACCCCACCGTCAAACCCACCGACCTGATGCGCTACCTGTGTCGCCTTGTCACGCAACCTGGCGGCGTTGTTCTCGACCCATTCATGGGGAGTGGATCAACACGCAAAGCTGCGCTCGAAGAGAACCTGCGATTCATCGGCATCGAGATTGAAGAAAAATACTGCGCCATCGCCGTGCTTCGCACACCGCAATCCGTACTAGACTTTACTCAGGAGTCAGACCCATGCAGCAGCCAACCCTAGCCCAAGTAGCCGCGCAGATGATTCAGCAGGTTGTAGCTCGCGGCCAGCAGCCGATCATGTTTGTGATGAACGCCAACACCGCGCTGGCCATCTCCAACCTCATAATCGACGAGCGCAAAAAGCAGATGTCGCTGGTTGGTCGTTTTTGGTTTTGGCTATGGAAGAGAGCCACCCCGCCGCGGCTCGAGTCTCTGCATGGACTGCCGGTGATGATTTCGCCACACATGCAAGACGGGGGTATTTGGCTTCAGTCTGCTGGTCCGGTGTCGGGTGTGCCAGTCGTCAGCCAACCCGCGCCTGGTGGCCAAGTGAATCAGCAGTCGCCGCCTCCCGATTTTGTGCAGCGGCAGGCCATAGCGCAGGCGGATGGGGCCACAGAGGAAGCGCCGAGCCTTGCCGAACTCTCAAAGGCAACCAGCGCCGGGCCCAGCGTCAGCGATATTCTCATCAAGGCGCTTGAGAACGTCGAGGATTTGAAACAGGTGGTGGTGATCCGCGTCCATCACAACGACGACGTGGATCTGTCGCTCAACTGCAACCAGTTTGAGGCTAGCGGGGTTTTGCAAAAAGCTCACCAGTGGCTGATGATGCGGGGCTATTAGCGGTCCACCAAATCCCAAAGTTTCCGCAACTTGAAAACCTTGCCGCTCGGCGCCAGATACGCCAGCACCCTCTTGCTGTCGATCGTTCGATAGCCGCGGTAGAGGTCGCTCAGAAATTGCTGCGAGATGCCGATGTCCTTTGCGAAGTCGGTCAGCGTGAGGCCGCCCTGCCGCAGTTTAAGCATCTGGATGAGTTCGTCTTCGGTGTAGCCGGCGGATTTAACCATCGCGCTTCTCCTGCGGCTGCCCCCATGCGTTCGGCAAATGCAAGCCGAAGGGCAGCGGCCAGTTCGTAGGCAGGATCCAGAGCACGCGCACCTGGCTCTTGGCGTGCCACTCCTGGTCGATCGCCGGGTAGACCTCAACCGCTACGATCTCCGGGCCAAATAATTCATGCAGCGCTTTTTGAATCTCTTCCCATGAAAGCGGGGCGATGTTTCCGTGGCGGATCATCGTGCATTGCATGACGCCGCCGATTGATGTTTCACACGGGAAACACTGTGCCTCGATCCGGCTGTTAGCGAAGATTGCGGAGCAGTGCTTCAAATGCGGGTATTGAGCCCGCATCTCGTCTGTGACTTCGGTTAGAGCGAACAGAGTTTTGGTTCTCGCATAGGCTTTCAATATCGCCGTTTTTCTCGCCATAATTCCTCACTCAAAGAGTTTGTTGTATTCTTCAGTTCCCGGCATACATCCCCACTTCTTGCAAAATTCTTCTCGATCCTTCTCCGCCTGTTCCGCCAACTCGCGCTGCTCGAAGAAATCGGCGGTGCGCGTCGTGGCGCTGCCCAGATGAAAATATGGCACATTCGCCTTCCACATTGGGACGCCCATTCGGTGACCGCGAAGATGAAAGTCGCAGTCCCCTGCGTAGTTCACAAAGCGCTCGTCGAAAGGCCCGAGCTTATCCCACACCGATCTTCCAATCAGAAAAGCGCTGAAGTCTGGATGCGGGGAACGCGGCTGAAACTCGGCCGGCTCTTTGATTGCATCGAGGTTGTCGACCCCCACGCCGGTCACAAATTCTGCGCGATCATACAGGAACGCAGATGCCGCCAGTTCGCGATAGAACCACGGCGGCAAAATGGTGTCGTTGCCCACGACCAAAGCGCAAGGGTAGTTCATGTGGTGGAAGAGATAGTCGAGGCCGATGTTCCACGCCTTGCTCACGCCTCTGTTCCTGTCAGGAAAACCATTCCAACCGAATCCGTCGCCAAGTTGCGTGTCGAGCCATTCGCGCGTTCCATCCGTAGAGCAATTATCGAAAACATAGATCGCTGTCGGCGCATCCTGTCCACGTATAGACTCGATGCACTTCTTCGTCAACTCCAGGCAGTTGTGAGTGACGGTCAAGACCGCGTTATCCATGAGACCTCCTCCTCCACTTCGTACGGCAACACGTCCTGGTAGTTGTCGTACAGCCACTGGTGGGCCGCCGCGTGATCGTCTTTCAACTGCACCAGCGAAGCCGTTTTTCCACTCAGATGGTCGCAGTCCACGCCCACAAGACGGATTGAGTATCCCTGGCGCCGGGCCTCGCAGCAGATGGCATAGTCGTAACAGAAGTATCCGCACGCTGTCCCTTGCGGCCAGCCGCCCCATTTGTCCAAAATCTCGCGCCGCACGATAACCGCGAAGCCGTCAAGAACCGCTACAGTACATTCGCCAGTGAACCGCGCGCCATGCGCCTCCGCGTTTCGCATATTCGACATAAAGCCAAATCTGCCGAGTTGCTGGGGCCGGTACGGGGTCTTGTACAGGTCGGGTGATCCGTGCCGCTTTGCGCCGCCGAATCCGACAAGCCCGACACTGGGGTCTTCAAACTCGCGCAACACGCGCAGATCCCAGTTCTTTTCGTGGATCACTACGTCATCATGGATGTAGGCGATGATCGGCTCTTTCGTCTTTTCATAAATCTCCTGAAAAGCCGGGAGCACGTCTTTTCCCTTGACGTTGTAGCCGGCATAAAAGTCAGAGGCCGTGGCCAGCCACGACATGACGCAGTTCTTCCATCCGTCCCATTCCCGCGTCGCCACGCCCAAAACCATTGGACTCAGTTGTGCGTCACCAGACATTCTTCCACCTTCCCGTGACGAATCCCCTTCGCCACAACCTCATCGACCATCAAGCCGTCGGCCAGTTCGTAGTTCTCCCACTTTTTCGTGAAGCCAGGAAACCAATCGCGGCGGATCATGAAATTTGTTTTGTCGATCGCACAGTTGGCCGGCGCGCACGATCTTGGGTGATACGGACGGTCATGGCGGCCAAGCACGATGTCGCAGTACACAAATTCCAACTCGTCATTCACGGCCTTGCTCATCAGCCTCTCGGCAAAGGGGCGCGCGTAGTACGAATCGGCGTTGGGGAAGCAAAGCCAATCTCCAGTTGACCGCTCCACTCCAATCTCTGTGGCCGTGTACAGGCAGCGCTTGTGGCGAATACTGTGACATTGAGGATCGGGAATCGACGTGTTCGGCTCAGTATAGATGTGCCGCATATTCCCGCCCGTCCACATTAGATTTTTGATGAGCAGAGCGGCGCGCGCATCGATCGAGTTGTCACACACGATGATCTCGATTTGGGAGCGGTCCAAGGTTTGGTCGAGGATCGAAGCAAGGCAAGTGCGCAACGAATCTGGATTTTCGAAAGCACCGACGACAAAAGAAATCAAAGGCACCTGGACCTCCAGAGCAACGCCGTGTGTGGACTCTGCCGGTCATCAACAAACACATGGTCGAAACCTCGGCAGGCCTCGGCATACGACGGAACATTGTAATCATGCGCAACAACTAAAGAGCGGCCTACATTCTCGGACAACCACCTCAAAGTCGCGCAGCGCCGATCGCCATGAATCGAGTTGTCGCATAGAATCAGGTCGATCTGGTCGAGTGGAATCATCGCCAGGAATGGCTCGATGGGCTCGGAAATAAACACAACCTTTTGCCGCGGATCTTGGCGCGGCGCCGTATCCGCCCAATGTTTTTCTGACTCAACAGAGACGAGTTCAATGAGGTCTGGATAATAGCGCCGGTCAGTGAACAGGCTGGTGCTGTACTCGCCGGTCCCGAGTTCGAGAACGGATTTGATACCGGGGCCGAGCGCGCGCAGAAGATTCAGATGTGTGGCAAAGGGGCTGCCCTGCTCTTCGTAATTTGCAATGAGTTCGGAGAGTTTCACAGCTTCCTCCACACCGCGACGAAATCTTCCCAATGCGCAATATCCGGGTCTGGTTCCCCGATGAAGGTTTCAACCAGTTCGAGTTCCACACCATTGCGATGCGCCCACTTGGTCAGCGCCTGGCCAGCGTCGGGATAGAATCGCCAGCAGTCAACAGGGTGCCGATGGATGTAGCCGTTGGATGGCGCGTTGACGTACAGGTAGCCTCCCGGCTTGCAGATTCTGACCATCTCCATAAATGTCAGCCAGAAGAAGTCGGAGTGCTCGAAGGTGGACGACGAGACCACGGCATCGGCCACATCGTCGGCGACAGGAAGGCGGTATGGATCGTGAGCCACGATGTCCACGCCAGGTCCAGCTTCGCAGTCGATGCCCACATAGTTTGAGGACAGGCACGCGCATTCGCGGAGTGATCCGCCGGCGACAACCCGGCTGCCAATCTCGAGGATGCGCTCGAAGGGCCCGTACTTGTCGAAGAACCTCTTGCCGTAGATCATGGCTGTTTCGTGCATTTTCCCCTCACTGTGAATGGCTAATCCCAGGCAACGCCGTTGCCTTGTAAAAATCGCGTTCCTCGTTTGGCTGACTCGAATCGTCATACCACGGCAGATGCTCAACCACATACGGGAAGTCGAGTCTGATGTGAACACCGTCCCACTTTCCCGCGCCGGGCTCGTAAAGAGCAAACGTCGTATCGATCTGCGCGAAGAATGCGTCGCCATGCGGCATGCGCTTGGACTCATCCCAGTATCCACACTCTGAGCGCAGCATCAAATCCTTCAGGTGATAGTGGTCTGGCAAATTGTCTATGCGTAGACCCGGACCGACTTTCGAGAACGGGATACGATCGGCGACCTGGTGCATCTTCAAAACCAGATCCAGCGGGCAATGCAAATCTGGAACCACGTCTGGGTCAGTCACGATAAAGCGTGTCGCCTGATGTAGGTGGTATCCGCGATTCCAGAAAACGTCGTGGCCCTCATTCTGCGGCAGCATTATCATCTGCACGCCGTCGAGTGTTTCGTAATAGTCGAGCAGCGGCTTGTACGTGGAGTGATTGTCGATGATGGCAATGCGCGTCATTCCCGCACGCCGCAGCCAGCCGACGAGTTGGCGCAAGACTGTGACACGGTTGAAGCTGATGATGAAGATCGGTGTGTCTTGCCAGTTCATTCGACGCCCTCGCGCAACCACTGTGACCACGCGGGCCATGCGCCATCCCACGTGAATTTATGTTTGAGCCGGCACAGGCCTTCGCGAACCTCAAGAGCCTTGTCCGCCCAATCGCCTGCACGAAACACCGGCCGCCGGCAGCAGAATGCGCCGTCCCATCGCCAAGCGATAGGTTCAATCCGAAACTCTGGCGGAACAAACTCCGTGGCCCCTGCGCAGTTCATGGTCACTACCGGAACGCCACAGGCAAGGCTCTCCGATAACGGCAGCCCCCATCCTTCCGATCCGATTCCTAATGTCGCGGAGCACGCCGCGTATCCCCACGCCATGTCTTCGTGCGACAGCGCGCCGGTAGTGATGATGGTCTGCGCTTTTACGTCGAAGGCTTCGGCTAGCCGGTCCAGACGCCAAAATCCCTCTACGTGGTCGGTGTGCGCCCACAGTCCAACGTCGACTCCGCGCGTCTTGAGATCCGCGATGATCTCGAAGGCCAGGCCCCAGTCTTTGCGTGGAGTATTGGTCGCGACGACGCCGATCAGCAGCGTCTTCTCGCTCAGCCGGCCTTTGGCTTTGAGTACGCGCTCCATGAACTTCGATTGCCGGGCTTCTTGCCGGGACCGCGGGTAGAAGATTGTCGAGTCAATGCCGTGGGGGAGATGTGGACAGGCGCCGAGGTGTGGAGGGTTCTTCCACTCAACCGTGCGGTCAATGACGCGAGATCCGAACGAGGTATACGCCAACACCCTATCCATGCGCTCGATGATTTCTTTTTCCGCCTGAATCAATTTGTCGCCCGGGCCCACGGCGTCGACCGGGATGTATGCCCACCTCCTGATCTTGCCGGAGGAGAGTATTGTCTTGAGTTCGCAATCCGGCAACTCTTCGGGGAAAGCAAGCCAGCGGAGCCAGGCTGGATTCATGATGGTGAGCAGGATGCCGGGCTCGTCGCCGGCGAAGTCCCGCCACGCACTCAGGAAATGCTCACCGTCATTTGGGGGCTGCAGCGGGTAGAGCTCGTATGGCAGGCGATGGGACGTGGAGCCGCCGAAGGCTGCGTAGCCTACACGGAAAGTTTCGGGAAGTTCTGTTGCGATCAGGCGGGCGAGGTCTCCACCCACTCGTCCGAGGCCGGTAACGCCGAGCGGATTATCGCTCATCACCATCAAGTTGTTCTTTCCCATTTCGCCGTCCTTAATTCTCGGGATTGTGTACGTAGTAGTTAAGGCCGTTGCCGCCGGGCTCGTCGCTGCGTTTCGGGTTGCACCAGCATTCAAAGCTGATCTGGTGATGGCGACCATAGCGCGGAATCACGTGGACATAGGAGTTCTCGTCTGGATTTCCTTCGGCGTCCAACTCCTCGAACACGGCGGCCCAGGAGCCTACGATGGATTTGTTTGGGATGTAGACTTCGGCCACGGATTCACTCATAGAAACAATGTCTCCCTGTTGGCCCGCACCCCATCGCGATCGACGAGGATGAGGCCGGCTTGTTTGAGGTCGGAGAGGTACGCCGAGAACGTTCCGCCACTCGCCTCCATATTCACAGCGCGTCCCAGATCATCTTTCGCTACTGGATGCCCTTTATGATTCACGAGCACATCCAGCATCTCTCGCGCGCCACGCCGAAGTTTTGCGCCCCATAACTGCACAACTTCTTCGGTCGTCGCAGGCATGTCCGGCGCATCGGCACCCACGTAAGCGCGACCCTCTTCTGTCGCGTACCAGAGGCCGTCGCCGCGCACCTCGAAATATCCGCCATTGCGGAGGTCAGATTTGTAGGCTGACCACGTGCCGCCGGTTTTCTTCATCTGGACCTGGGCGGCGACTTGGGATTCGGTACGACCTGATGGGAACCATTGAACGAGAACGGCGAGCATGCGACGAGCGCCGGCGCGGAGACGAACTTGGCCGTTCTTGTTTGGCTCGACAAGTTTGCGCATAGGCGGCGACAAGCGATTGAACTGAATTTGCGGTTGCGGGGTTCGATAGGCGACAATCTCGCGTTTCGGCACGACAAACGGTTCAATCGGTTTCATGTCTGCTGCCGCAACCTGAATCTTCACAATGGCATCCACATACTCCTGCAGCCGGAAATTGTTATTTCCAAGGCGCTCGATCATCTCATTCGCCGCCTTGTTTGCATCGCGCGCCTGCTTTAACTCCGCAGTGACACGCTCCAGTTCTCGTTCCATGCGTGGATTGACGGCGGTAGTTGCCGCGCGCTCCATCTCCGCGATCTTCCGGCGCAAAGCCTTGGGATCGTCGCGTTCCGCGGAGGAGATGACTTCCTTCAAATCCTCTTTCAGCGCTTCGACGTCGACGGCCGTGAGCAGCGCCGCCTTCGTAGCCTTGCCCACTTGTGGAGTGGCCGATGCGTCGAAAGTCGTCTTTTTCGAGAACTGCACGCGCTCGAAGATACGGAGCCAGGACGGGCTCCAGATGTAGCCTTCGCCCTGCGAGAGTCCCGGCAACTCGCCAACCAGTTTGCGATCCGCTCCCGCTTCCTGTACCCACTCTTCGAGCGCCTTTCGTTCGTGGGAACCATTGACCTGCAGCACGCACAGGCACTCGACCTGCGACAGAACTTCCTTGTTCACGGACTGAGGGCGTTGCGAGATGAGCGTGGCACCGACTCCATAATTGCGGCCCAGGCGGATGATGTTCTCGAACGCGCCAAGCATTCTGGCTTCTTCCGGGCCGCAGCGCTGAGGAACGAACAGTTGAGCTTCCTCCACAAATAGGTGGACGGCGGAGCGCTGCGTCTTTTTCAAGTGAAAGAATTCTTCGGCGAAGTCCGCAGCGAAGCGTTTACGCTCACCCTGGCGGAAGCCGGACACATCCAAGATCATCGATACATTCTTTTCGACGACGAGCCGGGCGAAGCGTGCGCCGGCCTCAGGCAGAACCGGAACATCGCCGCGTTCGCCGCCGGCAATGAAGATGTCTTTGCCTTTACTCTTGCCGTCTGCGTCTACGCGCAATCCCCAGTAATTTCCAACTGGGTCTAGCACGACAACTTGTGCTCCAACATCAAGCATCTGCTCAACGAGAAGCGTCGCCAGATAGGTCTTCCCACTTCCTTTTCTTCCGATACATGCCATCGTCTGTGTGACGGCATCGGAAGGGAGCGCAACATTGTCGCTGATTTTGAGATACTGTTTCACGCCGCCATCCTTTCAACCGACGAGAAGCGTTCGAGGGTTCCGCCGTGTCCGCAGTTCCAACACACAATGCACTTGGTATTCTGCGGCCGGAGGGTAAACTTGCAGACCGGGCAGCGGAAGAAGTGGGAGCGGCTGAGATTGAGTTTGACGGATTTGATTTGGTTTTTCACTTCCCACCTCCCGAACGAATATACGCTTTGGAGCGTTAAATTGCAAGCGGCTATTTTGGTGCTCTTTTCAGGAGCATAAGCAGCGCAGCCGCTCCCTGCAACGGACATACCAGATTGCCAAGGCTTCGGAGTTGATCCTGCCGTTTGAAGTCCATCCCTCCGGAAGTCCCTGCAGCCACTCCACGAATTTCGGATTCAACTGCCGGGGCGAGGTCTGGCCTTTCGCTGATGATTTCTCGCCAGGATTCTCGGTCTGCGGGTCCGGGAGGAAAGAGTGCTCGACCTGATTGCTCAGTTGATCCATGTGCTTTCTGCCCCCCTATTTCCGTCACGTGAATCTCGGAATTCGCGCCCTTCCAGTCGCGCGTCGCCGGCGTCACCCATTGCAGCCGCGCCTGCTGGTCGAGTCCCATCTCGTCCTTCCTCATGCCCCCCCTGCTGCGGAAACTGTCTACTGCCGGCGTCTGCCATAACTCAACTGCTCCTTCCAGATCAATTCCGCCTGTGTGCTTAGGAGTGGCCATCAAATTGCCCCCCCGTAGGAGTATTCGGCGTCGGCCACAAAACTCTCGGCCTCGCGCTTGAGGTTTCGGCCCTGCGTTGAGCCTTCGTCCGATCCCGGCCGCCGTCCATCGTGCGCATTGGGTGTGCTCCAATTATTCATCGGTCCACTTCGTTACGTCGTCGGCGAGGTTGGCGCACCCGTGCTTGGTTCCTTTACGCCTAACTCTTTCCGGCTTGCCCCCCCTGAATCGTGGGCTTGGGGTGTGGTCCACATCTCCGATTGTGCGGCATCATTCAGCGTAATCGCCTTCTTTGTTCCGCTGGGCCTTACGATTGCCATAGGCTCCGCGCTTTGCCTGCCGCCGCTGCTCATGCTGGCATCTGGCGTAGGCCACTGCGTTGCCTGCTTTGCAAACTCGCCGCCACCACCCTGCTTTCCGCTTGCGTCAACGCCTGTCATGCCGTGCGGGGTGTGCCACGTTGCTGCCTGATTGCGTAGCCGTTGGTCGCAATCCATCATGTCGTCTGTTCCGTATCGCGCGAGGCAAACTGGCCCGTCGATCTTGAAATCTTCTGTTGACGGCGTGTTCCATCCTTTAGCTGCCCCCCCAGTGAATCCTGCGCGTTTGGATGATTGCCGCAGCATTCCGAGTCCTCGGCCCTCGCGGTAGGCCAAGCAGAACCATCTTTCCCGCTTGTGCGGAGCACCAACCTGGGCTGCGGATAGACAACCCCATTCCGCATCGAACCCGAGCGCGGCCAGGTCTCCAAGAACAAACCAGAGTCCGGCAGGAAGCACATACCGCGACCATTGCTGTCGCTCACGATCCCATCGCCACCTTGCTGCGCGGTGTGGAACAACGATGCCCGGGACGTTCTCCAGAAGCACCCATGAGGGTAAAATCTCGCCAATGGCTCGGCAGAAGTCATTCCAGAGCTGGCCGTGCTTGCCGGTGATTCCGGCTCGCTTTCCTGCGACGGAGTAATCCGGGCACGGGAAGCCGCCAACGACTCCATCCACGATTCCACGCCACGGTTTGCCGTCGAAGGTTCTAACGTCAGACCAGACAGGCGCATCATCGAGCGAGCCTTCTTCAATACGAGCCGCCAGGTTCGCGGCAGCAGGAACTTCTGCCTCCACATAGCAGACGCAGCGAGCGCAAGGCACAGCGAGTCGGACGGCAAGATCGAGGCCCCCGATTCCGGCGAAGAAACTGATGTAGGTATTTTCAGCCACACGCCGTCACCATTCTCTGCGATCCTTTCCGCGGCCCGCGTTTTCTCGCGCTCATAACCTTGATGCGCAGCAGCAGTTCCATGTTCGAGCAGGTTTTGCGATCGAGGACGGCATCGGCCAC